TAATACATAATTCTGTACACTAGTAAAAGGAGAATTAACAAATGTATTTGTTAAATCCAAACCTACTAAAACATCATTATTTGCAGTTGCAGTTAAAGTAGATGTGATGTTTGCTGCTCTGGCAATAGCGCTAGAAGCAGACACATTGTTATTTAAAGTTAGAGATGATGTTGGGGAAAAGGTAAGAGCATTGTTACCACTCAGTCCAGATGTGCCAAAGTATGCAATCTGTCCTGCTGAACCAGTTCCTACGGAACTAGCAATCAGATTGTCAAGATTGAGCCATCCATTATAGCCCTTCTGTATCTTTTCCCAATAACCTGTTTTAATAAACGTTGGCATATATATTAATTTAATTCTATTTCAAAAACAATTGTTGCAGAACTCTTAATCGACTTGCTCAAATTGAGCTTTATGTGTAAGAGATTGTGGAATTTTAATATCTCCTCTAGAAGCATGTCGTTGTACATGGGTACGGATGGTGCTAATCTGAAATGTAGAGAATTAGGATTTCTTGTCACTTCCAATGTACACAACTCATCAACTGATTCTATTATTCCCTCTAGATGTGCCAGATAAGCTATTTCATTATCTGGCAACACCTTAGGAAAGAATCTTGTGTTAATTTGCATTAGCTCAGTGTAAGTAAGTTTCTTAATTCAGCATTTCTCTTCAAAAGAGTTTGTCTTATATCTTCTTTCTGTTTTTCAGACATAGGTCCTTTCAATCTTCCTTTAGTAGCACTGCTTAATTTTTTTCTAGTTTCTTCAGAAGGTGAAAATGTTTTAATTCCTTTATTCCAAGGAATATTACCTTTCTTAGATGCAGAAAGTTTTTCACGACTTTCTTTAGACCATTTAAATCCAAAATTACTTTTTGCCAACGGACAACTATTGTAACCTTTTCTAAATGTATCTAAAATATTTAACCAATACTGCTCAATTTCTGTTGTGAGTTCTGTAGGACACTCATCGATAATATCAAACTCTATACTGGTTACGCCATGTTTGTTAAAAGCATTTTGTAGTTTTAGAGAATGATGTTTTCCCTTTAAAAGTTTATACAAGTGAGCGTACAATCTATAATGAAAACCGTCTCTAGAAGTCTTGTTAATTAGTAATTTACAACTCCCTACATAATGTTTATTGTTAATAGTTATAATATATACACCACATTTAGAATTAAGTTCCTCAGTTGTATAATTATTACCAATGACAATATCGATTGCTTGTTTAGCTGTCATAATTAACTAAGTGTCAATAGATAACGTACCTTTGCCGCTTCGCCAGATAGTGCATCAGCCAGATTTGCTATGTCGTGGTAGGAATTGTTCTCAGCATAGCTCTTTAAACTAGAAGAGAATCCAAGAAGTTCACTGACAACAGCATCTGGTGTAGAGCTTGTCAATTGTTCCATCTTAACTGTTCCAGGTCTTCTTCCTGTATATCCCATAAGCTTCTCTATAACACCATCTTTAAAATCATGTACATAATCGTACAATCCTCCAAGAGCTTGGTGTTCTGCATAACTGCTTGTCTGCCAATGCAATAAGTGTAGCTGCTCATGAAAATACGTAAGCTTGCTAGCAATTGCTTCCAGAGACATTTCTTGAGGAGAAGACTTAATCATCTCCTCAGGAAAAAGTGATTTTAGTGCCATAGTTGTTGATTATTAGGGTGCTGCTGTAGTGGTAGTAGTGGTGGTAGGGTTGCAACATTCGTAGGCAGGCACTTCAAGCCAATTACCAACTCTTGGTTTCTTTCTTCTAAGAACTAGACTTCCTGGAACAATTCTTCCACTTCCATCAAACCTAATGTACCCTTTTAAATCTTTTCTACTTGTGCTCATTTTAATTATATTTTAAGGTTAAAACTCTAGTTTAATTCAGAATAAGAATATATGAAACCGTTTCTTGGTTTCTTTTCTTTTCTGCACCACTCTCCTATACTTGTAGGAGAAACACTCTCTTGCTTGGCAGCATCGTTCAACGATGAATACTGGTTAACAAGTAGATTGTCGCTAGTGTATTTGTAAACCCTCTTCTTTCTTGGATTGCTCCATCCTCTTTCTGATCTTTCTTTATTTCTTAAAGATATCAAAGCTTTAGATGTTTGTGAATGAGTTTTACCTTTCATTCCACTTACTAATCCTATGTGAGATTTGGATAAATTATTTAACTGCTCTTGAGAATATACTTCTTTTTTTCCTTTGTTCCAAGGAATATTTCCTTTATATCCTTTTCCTCCTTCTGATAAGTTTAATACATTGTGTCCTAAATTTTTATAGTACTTAATGTATTCTATCTCTTTTTCAAAAGCATTTTTCTCAGAAAGTTTCTCTTCTACTAACTCAAACATTATTTTATGCTTCTGACAATTTATAACATCATTCATCCACATGTACAAAGGCAAATTACAATATTGTTTTTTGCTCATATTAACAGAATGTCTATACACCCTTTGTTTATGACACTTTGTAACACCTATATAGATTGACAAATCTTTAATGTCTGATGAATACATCTTGTATATAGAATAATCATCAAGAGGTTCGTTCAAATTGATTATACCATTATACTCTCGCATATTAGTAGTTAAAATTGTATTTCTGTTTGACATCAAACATTCGTGTTACGTAGTAGTGATTACAAAGTGTTTTACTCAGTTCACTATTTAGCACTTCCTCTAGATGAGGATCTTGAAAAGGGTTTTTTCCTGAATGATAGAGTCCTTTGTAGAATGTAGGAATTGCTCCTTGGTTATTAGCTACAATGCCTGCATTGTGTAATATACCCACTCTATCTAGTTTCTCTATTCCATCTGAGCTCCATGCGAATTCCATTTCAGGAACCACCCTTGTTTCTTTCTCTCTAAGCCACAGATTCCAAAGCACAGCCCACATATCAGCACACCAACTCTGGAACCCTTTGTTCTCATTCTCAAAGAACTGTCTATTTACGTTCATTAAATATGACCTAATCATTAGACAATGACTTGTCACATTATCCCAAAACCCTGCATCTATGTTCTTAAGGAGATATTGTGCTCCTCCAGAATGTAGATTGTTCTTCTCACATATCTCTCTTGTTATTCCAACTAAACTTGTGGTTTCAGAGAGAATATCTGTTTTCTCGTAGTCTTCCAGTTTTTCAGGAAGAACATCTTTTATCTTACTATCAAAATATGATGCACTTATGTAACTGTTTGTATCAGACAGATAACAAATATCATCATCTATATAAGCGTCTATGTTAAATCTTTCTGTGAATACGATGTCACAATCGCAATAGAAGATTGCCTTATTCACCATCTCTGGATGTTCTTTGAAGTATTTCATCAAAGTGTAAGGACGTAATACAGGAATGTAGAGGCTAAATGTTTTACTTATACCATCTACATCTTTGTAATATGCAAATTCAGATTCTGGATAGAGAGCTTCCAGGTCTTTCCATTTCTCATTGAAGTCTCTGAAGTTTGGTGTGAAGACAAGAACAATAGCCTTGTCACTCTTACCAATCATCTTTAAACTCTCAAGCCATGTGTGCACTTGCCAAATGTAGTAATCATCATCTGGCTGAATTACTAAAAATCTTAAGTCTTTACTCATATTTAGTTGGTTTGTGTTACTTTTCTTCTATCATCTCTTTTGATGATTTCTGTAGAATTAGTCTTCCAGGTACGCCCATAAATAATAGCTCTTATTATGGAAACATTAATGTTTGTAACTTCAGCTATGTCTACAATAGTCTTTCCTGAATTGTATAATAATTTTAATTCGGTGACATTTTTGTCTGTAATTTTTGCTTTTACGTTATTTTCACCAGCTCTACTAGGTTGTAATCCTAGTTTATAAGCATGTAGTTGATTTTCTGATTGAGTTACCCATTTAAGATTTGTAAGTCTGTTATCAGTTTTAATACCATTAAGATGATTAATTTGAGTACATCCTTCAGGTTTTGTCATAAAAGCACTAGCTACAAGCTTGTGGACTAGTCTGGTATGACATCCATCTTTGTTAAGCCTCACTTCAGGATAACCTTTTCTATTAAGAAGTTGTTTTATTTCTTGACCTCTAGTTAAACGAAGACTGTTTCTTCCTTTTCGAAGTCTATCTACTCCTCTGACATTACCAAGATTACTTACTTGATATCCATCAAAATTAGGAATGTCTCTCCACTCCTCATACTCCTTTGCCATATGTAATTTTGGTTTATTGTTTCCTTATTAAGGAGCCACAGTTGTGGTGGTGGTAGTAGTGGTAGCAGGTCCTGCTGTTATTTGAATCAGTCTTTCTAACTTCTTAGAAATCTGCCAAAGCAAATTAGACTCGTTGCTCCAACCAATTTGTTTATTAGGAACTGCCATAATTAAAAGTGTTTTTAACGAAGAGAAGAGGGAGGCTATTAAGCCTCTCCTCCTTTGTCTTCTTCTTTGAGAATTTTCTCACTAACGGTGTTAAAAGCTGTGATAGCTGCAAGTGAGTCGTTTAAGGATTTAAACAGTCCTTTTTCACTTGCGAGGTCAAGAATCATTTTGATCACCTCAAGAGCTTGCTTTTCTGTCATTTGTGGATTCATACTAGTTGATTTTTAATTGTTTACGCAAATATAATAACCTTAGGGGACAATGACAACATTAAGTTTAGCAGCTACAATTACGTAAGCTTCAGCATTAACATCGCTGCTTGCTCCCCAGTCAATATACTCTTGACCAGAAATACCTTCATTACCTACGGACAACACTTGTCCACCGATTACATTACCTTCTGCATCTGTAACATCTGCTGATTTAAGTTCATAATAGAACGTAGCTGCTGTAGCCAAATCATCATTGATGATGCGAAGATTGAATTGTGTAGCTTCTTTCACTACACCATTTACCCAAATACTAACTGGTTCAATTTGTGCCATTTTGTTTGAATTTTAATTTTTAAATAATTTCTGCTTGTACGTCTTCTGTCACAACACCCTCTTCTACAGGAGCTGGTTGAACAAACCAACCGTTTGCCTCCATATAAGCTTGGTCTTGTAAAGATGCTATTTCTTCTTCTGTAAGGAGATTTTCTTGGT